TCCCGGCCGCGTGGAAGCCCAGGCCCGTGCCATCGTAGGAGATGAAGTGGGTGCCCGCGGCCCCATCGAACACGATGCCCTGCCCTTGAGCGAGCATGTAGGCGGCCGCGGTGCAGGTGGCGCGCGAGGTGTCGAAGCCCGCGAAGCACTGCAGCCCGATGCCCAGCGCAAACGGGAAACTCACAACGCTGCGCGTGTCGTTCCCGTTGGACACGCGGTATCCATAGGTCGCCGTGACCGTGGCCCCACCCGAGCCATAGGGGGTGTAGGGGATGATCACCGCATCGCAGATCACGCGGCCGGAGTGGATGTCCGTCCCGTTCGCCTGCAGGTCCAGCTCGAGGGCCACGCTTCCCGTGGTCGGATCGGGCGTGCTGGTCATCTCCCGGATGGCAAAGGCCGCACCCCAGGTGGGGCTCGCGTTCGCCACCACCTTGGAGCCCTGGCCGTAAAAGGCGACCGCCTGGGCGCTGCCCGTCGAGGAGTTGAACATCGTGGCCAGGCACGTCCACGGGTAGTTCGCGCCGCAGTCGGTGACGTCCGCCCGCATGTTGAGGACCGGGACCACGAAGCCGGCCGTGCCGCCCGAGTAGTTGTAGGCCTGGCGCAGAATGACCGGGGCAGGGCCATCCACCGTGGCATTGAAGATCGAGCCCGAGAGGAGCGCGGCGATGATCGCCTGGGTGACCATGCCCGCCGCAGGCGGGGAGAAGGTGATCGGAGTCGTGCCGAACTGGACCGGGTTCGGGGTGGTCAGCTGGTAGGAGGCCCAGAGCGCACCTTGCGCGATCACCACCGTGCCCTGGACGGCATCGCGGTTATCGTTGAAGTCCCCGGCCCGGGTCCACCCACTCGCCGAGGCGTTGTAGATGCCGTTCTGTTTCGAATCGGTCTGGGCCGCCACCAGCACCCGATCGCCCTCAACGAGTAGCACGCCGCCCACGGTCTGCAGTCCAGACAGCGTGATGTTCGCGATGCTGGAGACCGCCCGGACGGGCGCCTTGACCGCCACCGAGGAGGATTCGCCAAACAGGCGGTCGACAGTCGTTGCGGTCATGGGCTGCTCCTACTGCAAGCCGGCGGTGTCTTTCAGGCGTTGAAGCTGCTCAGCCCCGAGCTCGGGTTGCCACAGCTTCCCGAAGTCCGGGGCGGCGCTCGGCAGGCCCTCGTGCGGATCCCACCACCAGGTGGTCCCTTTCTGGATGAAGGCGCGGTTCTGCATGCGATCGAGGTACCCCGGGCTGGCCGCCTCCTGCAGATCATTCCACAGCAGGTGGTTCATGGCCGCCCGGGTGTACCACATATTGAGCAGCGGAATGTTGCCCTGGATGAAGCGCAGCGCGTGCGCCCCCTCGTCTGTCCGCTCTCCGCGCATCGCCTTGAAGGCCGCTCCACCGGTGAGGTTCCAGATCGTCTCGGCCTCCGTGGCGAGCGGGCCCATCAGCGCAGGGATCAGGCTCGTGTCGTGGCTCGTGAGTTCGCTGTGCAGGAACTCCCCGTAGAATCCGAGGCCCCCGCCGCGCAGCGCCGCATCACCCCAGAAGACCGGCTCGGCGATGTTGTGCGGGTCCTGGCCGGCCACCAGGGCGCGCAGCTGGTTCGCTACCGCCCCGAGGATCAGGCTCACGGTCATCAGCTTGGTGGCGTACATCACCCGGTCCCGGCCCGTGGGCATGTCGGAAGCGCGCGCCCAGTGCTTCATCATCATGGAAGCCGAGAATCCCTTGAAGAGCATCCCGGAGCGCACCAGCTCCCCACCCACCGTGCCCGCGGTGGTGCCGATGCTCATGCGCGCCCGCTCCCGCGCGCCAGTGTCCATGACACCCATCCCGGTCTCCTCGAGCACGTGACCGAGGAGCGCGGTGGCAGCGTGACGCTTCAACGTGCGCGGGTCCCCAAGGGGCTGCAGCTGCTCATCCGGGATGCTCCAGACGGACTTCGGGGTCAGTACCCCGTGCTTCATGCCCCAGTCCTCCAGCTCAGCCTTCTTCCACACCTGCCAGTCCGCCTCACTGATGCCCTTGTTGGCGAGCACCCCGTGATCGGCCGGATTGATGTCGGCGAAGTGATCGACGCTGGCCACCGTCTTCCCCAGGTAGCTCATCAGGACCGAGCCCAGGCCCCGCCGGCGCGCGTCCCACATGGCTTCTGCACCTGATAAGTGGAGCGTGGCGTTAGCCAGCTTGGCCGTGAGGAGCCGAGCGCCGGCGGCCGAACCCACACCACCGGAGAGCTGAAGGTCTTCCTGGCCGAAGCGATTCAGCCCTCCGATGATGCCGTTGATCCCAAGTCCGGCGTGCGCCGCGATCGCCCGATCGGTGGCGTTGCCCGGGCTCATGTAGGTGAGCTCTCGTGCCATGGACTCCGTCCAGGGCACCCGGTTGGCGAACGCGGTGGCGGCCATGCCCGCCTCATCCCCGAGAGCGGTGATCACCACCTGGCCGAGTTTGCTCGCCACCTCGAAATTGCGGAACGCCTGGCCGACGTCCTGGATCTTCTGGTTGACCACCTCGCGGGATCCGGCCACGTAGTCGAACAGGGTCTGGTTGAACTTGTAGGCGGACTTGATCTTGTTGGCCGCGGTCGGGTTGAGGGCCATCTCCTGCTTGAGCGCCCGATCGTTGAAATAATCGAAGGTGGCGCGCGCATTGGGGCCCGCGACCTCGGCGAGCGCGGTGTCGCGCGAGACGGCGCGGATGTGCCCGGTGAGCACGCTCCAGAGATTCCGCTCCCCGTATTTCGCCTGGTAGGTGAGGAAGCTCGCCGCGTCTTTGTAGAACACCGCCCGGTGCTGGCTCAAGCGGCTGGCGGTGGACCCGTACCCCTTCGGCGCTCCAGGCTCGCTCTTGCTGATCCCATCGGAGGTGATCGTGTCGTAGACGTTGCGCAGCATGTCCGAGACCTCCTCATCGGACATGGAAGCCCCATCCTCGTGCAGGTACTTCGCGCGATCGAGGAGCGGGAGGGTGTCGCTGACCCACTTCGCAAGGCCGGCGAGTGCCACGCGCGCCTGGCTGTGGCTCTGCGGGTAGTGCCACTCATCGAGCTTGCCGATGTCCAGGCCCGCCGCGTTGGCCCGATCGCGCAGCTCATCGACCACCTGGTGCCAGGCGCGGGCGGCCGCCTTCGCGTCCGCATCGCCCGTGTCCTCCCCAAAGAGCTCGCGCACCAGGCTCGAGACCCCCTTGGCATCTTCGAACAGTCCGGCGAATCCCTTGACCGCGTTCCACAGGGGCATCAGTCGCCCGAAGCTCTCGTTCGCGATGGAATGCGCCCAGGTCTCCACGCTGGTGAACCCGTGCCCTTTCACATCGAAGGCGAGGATCCCGGAGGCGTCACGGAGCAGATCCCCGGGCTTGGTCCGCTTGGCCGCCTCGTCGCGCTCCTCCATCCGATCGTTGAGCGCGTTGTCGATCCGATCGTGCACGCCGATCTGCAGGCGCAGGCGCTGCGCCTTTTTCTGCACCTCGTGGAGCATGGCCTCGGCCGCGGCCTTGGCGCCCTGCTCGAGGCGCTGGGTGCTAGAAAGCGCTGACCAGGCGGTGGGGTCCTTGCGGCCCGCGAGGCGCATCTGCAGGTTCACCTGCGATTCGATCTTCTCGGCCTCCCCCGCGGTGAGCGGCCGGCCGAGCGCCTTTTCCACCGCATCAAGACACGCCGGCTTCATGGCCCTTTCCTCAAGAAGCAGTCCGTGGCCGCCTCAATCGCCGGCGCTGCCCGCTCCGAGGTGCTTCGATCCGCCTCCGCGGTGGCGAGCAGCGCCGCCTTTGCCCGGTACACCTGGCCAGTCTCATCGGGCAGTTCCATATTCGGCCGCTCCTCGATCGCCGAGCGCGCCGCGCTCACCACGATGCTCCCGGGGGCGAGCTCCCCGGATTTAGTTCGCAGTCCGAACAGATCCCCGGTTTCGGGCTTTTTGGCGTTCTGCAGCAGCTCGGTGGGGCTGGCCGGGGGGTCCCCGAACAGTTGCCCCTGATTCAATCGCTGCGCCATCGCCTGGTCGGCATAGCGGATGAGCGCCGCGGCGGCCTTGTCCCGACCGGCCAGGCGCTCACCGGCCTTGTCGTAGAAGGCCTGGGTGGCGAGTGCCTTGGGGCTCAGCAGGTCGGCCTGGGCGAAGTGCTCGGTCAGGCTCTGGCCGGTGAGCTGCAGGCGCGCCACATCTTCGACCGCCTGCACGATCGCCGGGGCGATGTCGTACTCGCGCCCGATCGTCCCCTCCTCGATCATCTGCTTGAGCCTCGCGTAGGCGGGAGCTGCGTCCACCAGGGCGTTGAGGGTCGATTTGAGGCCCGTCTCGGTCGACTCGAGCAACCGGCCCAGAGTGGCATTGGACTCGGGCGTACCGCCGTAGGCCTTGGCCAGGATGGCCGATTGCACCCGTCGCACCCCCGCCTGGCTGATCGTGCCGTCCGGGTTCATCACGGCGGAGCGCTCCGAGGGCGCCAGGCCGGATACGAAGTCCCGAAGAAAGGCCGCGTTCGTGTAGGTGGTGAGGTCCGCCCCCGCCATCTTCGCCAGCGTACCGCTGTCGAGGAGCTTCGCATCCGCCTGCGCTTGTTCCACCGGTGAATAAGTGGCCGTGGTCCCGACGTTCGCCTCGCCCGTGAAGGCGGAGCGCTCGGCCGGGCTCATGGGTGTGACGCGCTCGCGCACCAGCACCGGTTCCTTCATCCCAGCAATGTCGTAACCGCTGTCAGTCAGGAACTTACGGTAGGCAGTGCTCTGCTCAGGGAGGGATTCGTACACCTGGCGCAGCGCCATGACCCGCCCGTTCCCACTTTCCACCACGTTATCCGCCCCCACGATCGGGGCGCCGCGATCGGCCTCGGCGCTCTGGCCCAGCATCTCGGGCTTGAGGTTCCGGGCCATATCCTGCACCTGGCTGGCGAGCGCGGTGCGCTCTCCGCGCTGGCGTGGTTGCAGATCCTGTGGGTAGCCAGGCTTGTCGCTGGTGGTGAGATCGGCCGCTTCGATCAGCTTCGGGCGCACCTCGATCTGGCGGCCCGCGGCGGTGTAGACGCTTCGGGTGGCGCCTAGCTCGTCAGCACGTCCTGGCCCACGTTGCGGCTCATGTTCTGCAGGAGCTGCTTCATCCGCTGGTCCTGCGCCGCCGGCTGCGCCAGCTCGTCCAGGCTCGCCGGCGGGGCCGGTGCCCCCGAATCCATGGTAGACGGCTTCCGAGATGCGCCCCGCGGCGTACTCGTCCTCGAGGGTTTTCGCGACTTGCTCACGGGTGACATTGTACTCCAGGCGGGGGATCTGCTCCAAAGGAACTTCGGCCTGTTTGCCCGCGCCGCGCGCGTTGTCAACATATCGCAGGCCGACGTCCGTGTGACCCTCGAAGTGGCTCGCGACCAGGCGGATCACATGATTGGAGCCCACGTGCGTATTGGTGTGCTCCTCGAGCGGCACGGTCCGCCCCGAACCCCACTGGGCCTCCTGCTTCATGGCGCGCGTGAGAGCGCCGTGGGCGAGGGCCTCAGCCGGATCGCGGTAGATGTACACCACATCCGCGCGCTTGCCGGCATCGAGGGCCTGGTTGATCTTGCCGATCGCCCCATCCAGGCCGCTCATGTTCGTGTCGTAGATGATCTGCGCCCTGCTGAACAGCTCCCCGGCGGTGGCGCGCACCATGCTGGTCTTGCCCGCCCCCGTGCCGCCAGCCATGAACAGCACCAGCGGATCGAAGCCCGGCTTCGGGGCCTCTTTCAGCATCCGGGCGTAAAGGCGCTTGATCAGCCAGCTGGACGGCTCATGCACGGCCGCTGACTGGCTTCTGTCGTTCAGGTAGTCCTCCGAGAGCTCGCGCGCGGTGTCGGTGTTGAGGATCCGCCCGCCATCAGTCTCCTCAATCTGGGCGTACTGGTGCTCGGCGGCTTCCGGGTCCCGGGCGATCTGCTCGGCGAAGCGAGTCTCGATCGCGCGCTGCGCCTCGGTGAGCTTGCCCGGGTCGGCCCGCGGGATCTCATCCGGGTGGATCTTGAAGCCCGGAGGCGGGGCCTTTCGAGCAGCTGCGAGCTCCGAGGCAACCGAACCCGACGTGGTGCCGGTTTTGTCAACCGCGACCTCGGCCGCGCGGCCGGCCTCCTCCTCAGTGTCGAAGACCCCGAGGCTCTGGCCGCCAGGCAGGAGCGCCTCCCAGGTGGAGTTGCTCGTCCCCTCCATGGGGCGCTCGACGATCACCGCCTTGGCGGTGTCCAGATCATCGCCCTGCACGTCCAGGTACTGCGCCGGCTCCCCTGGGATCGCCCCACGATCGGCATACCAGCGCTTGCCCACCGGTGCGGTCGGGGAGGGGGAGCTCGGGGTGCCCTCGGGCCGCAATGGTGCGGTAATCCTTTCCGGTGCTCCGCGGCCCAGGCGCACGTTGAGGGCCTGCTCGAGCGCCTCGACGTTGCGCTGCGCCTCCAGTAACCCCGCGTCCTGGAAGGACTTCACGAGGATTGTTTCACGTGGATCAAGTCCGGCGGTGCTGATGGGCTGCTCGGGCGCCTGGTAGGGACGGGCCCCTTCGCGGGCGGCGACCTGTGCGAGCTTCTCCTCGAACAGCACGGCGTTGCGGGTGGGCGCCTTGAGCGCCTCTCCGCTGCGGGAAAAGGCATCGAGGTAGCGCAGGCCCGGGATACCGGAGCGCTGCAGCTCGCCCGAGGCGAAGGCGGCGTGATCGGCCCCCTCCCCGGCGGTGCGGAGATGCTGAAGGGCGAGCCCCTCGTAAAGATCCTTCCCGGTTTTTCGATCGAGCACCGAGTAGTCCTTCAGCGGCACCCCGTGGTTGACCAGCATTCCGAGCTTCTCCTGGCCGAGTGAGTGCATGTACTGCTGCACCGCGGGTGGCTGGTCCTTCAGGGGCGCGTTCCAGTCGAGCATGCGCCCGACCGCCTCGGAGGGCACGCGGACCTGGTAGACGTTCCCGATCGTGGAGCTGATCTGCTTGCGGTTTTTCTCCAGCCACTTTGCGGCGGCCTCGAAATGAGCGCTGTCCTCCACACCCTTGGCCTGAGCGCGCAGGCCTGCAATCGCTTCGGGAATGACGCCGTTGTGGTTCATCAGCGCGCTGAGGGCCTGGCGCTGGGGACTGTCGATCGGGAAATCGTTCGGAGCGACCACCTTCTCACCCAGCCGGATGCTCCTCGCGCCTAGCGCTTCGGCGTAGCTGTCGGCCACGGCTCGGGATTCGGCCAGGTAGATGCCGTGCCCGAAACTGTCGCCGCCCTCCCCGGTGCCGATCCTACCGGCCTCGAACGAGGTGAACTCGTGCGGGGAGCCATGGTAGAAGGGCACGAAGTTGGCCGTGTCGACCCCGGTGCCGGACACATCCACCGGCTGCCCGTTGATCAGATCCTCGGTGGCCTTCTCGAGCGCGGCGTGGTGCGCGGCCGCAGCGGCCGGATCCGCGGGGATCCCGGGCCCAAGTCCTTGAGCGCGCAGGCCCAGCTGCGCGGCCATGACGGCATCCTCCACGCCCGGAATCTGGCGTAGCGCGGCCAGGCGGGCGCTCAGATCGCGCATACCCGCCTGGTGGTGCAGGTGCCCCAGCCCGCCGAATCCGGCACCCAGGACCGCATCGAAGAGCATCGAGTAGCCGTCCCAGACCTTCTGCTGCTGGGCCATGTCCGGGTAGCCGGCCGCCTCGAGGGTCAGGTGATCAGCGTAGCGATTGGCCACCCCGAAGCCCACGTTCGCGCCCGCACCGGTGAGCAAGCGGGCCATCAGGCTGGTCCCTACCCCACCGAGCCCTGGGGTGAGGACCCCGGCGGCGCTCGTCGCGGCGGTCTCCAATCCGATAAACCCGGCCGGCGCCGGGGCCACGCCAGAAGCCTCCAGCTGCGCACGCCGCTCGTAGCCCTGGCTGCCCCCGACCGTCGCGGCGGCGAGGTACGGGCCGGCCGCCGCACCGCCGAAGCCCGCCTCGGTCAGGGCGGTGAGCAGGGAGTGGCCCGTCTGGATCGCCGAGCCCACCTGCGTGGCGCTGGGGGTGAGGGCCTGGACGCGCTCCTTGGCATCGTTCCGCCACCAGTCCGCCTCATCGATGATCGGCTGCGTGACGTACTTGTGCACGCCGGGGATCCCCCCGAGGACATGATCGACGAGACCATAGGAATCGTGCGCCAGGCCGGCGAGCATGCCCTCACCGGCCGCCACCGCGTGGCCTGGCACCTCGAGGATCCGGGCGAGCGGGGCGGCGTAGCCATAGTCATCATCGTGCAGGAAGCCGGACCAGGTGCTCACCGGCGCCGGGCCCTCCCACGGATTGATCGCAGGCCCGGCGTTGCTCAGGCGCTCCTCCTCGTAGGGGCTGAGATCGGTCATGGCGTTGCGCTCGTGCGCGCCCAGCCCGGATCCGGGATGAGCTTTCGGGCCACCGGATCGTAGATGAACCCCTCGGTGGGCACATTGGGCCGGACGCGCTCGTGCGCCGGCGTGGCGCCGCGCGACGGATCGTACTGGCCGCGCAGGTCTATGGCGAAGTAGCCCTTGCCGTTCGGGTTCACCATGGGCAGCCCACCGATCGTGATCCCGAAGCGCCCGCTCCCCAGCGTGCGCCCCAGATCCACGAGCTGGTAGCCCGAGAGGCGCTGCTGCCAGTCGGCGGGGGCTTTCAGGTCCTTGGCCTGCTGACTGACCGCGGCGCGCACCAGCATGGTGAACTGGGAGGGATCCATGCCGCGGGGGACTGAGACCTGGTTGCCGTTGAACGTCGTCATCTGCCCCAGGGCGATCTGGAGCGCCTGGCGTTGTGCCTGGGTGTCCGGGGTCCCCTTCATGTTGCCCTTGCGCTCCAGGAGCGCGGCGTAGGCGTCCTTGAAGACCGAGAAGTACGCATCGAACCCCTGGGTGTTATCGCGGAACATGTCCGAGGTGGCGTTCCCGAAGACGGTGCGCAGCCCATTCGGGCCCGTGTCCGGGGGCATGGGCATCGGGGCTTTCAGGCCCCCTTTCTCGGTCTCGAGCCCAGCGGCCTTGCCCGCCGAGGTGGGGTTGAGGAGTTCCTCCCCGTGCAGCACGAGCTGCACATCATCGAGCTTCGGGGCGTAGACGGGGTTGAACCAGACGGGCGTCCGTGAGGGGGCCGAGGCGCCCACCATGGTGCCGGCGATCGCGGTAACGGGCGAGTGCGGGGCGATCTGATCCATGGTGGCCTGGTAGGTCTGATCATCCTTCGTGGAGCGGCGGAGCGCGGTGAGCACCAGGGCGCGTTTGTAGGGCTCGATGCTCTGCAGGTAGCTCGTCAATCCGGCCGCCTCCTGGGGCAGGATCGGCTTATCCCCGATCTGGGTGCCGTTCTTGGCCTGGAGTGCGCGGATGGTGGCCATCCGATCGGCGAGCGCCTGGCCGATCTGCGCCTGGCCCTGCTCGGTGGCGAGGCCCGTGAAGTCGATCTCCGCGACCTCCGTCCCGTTGCGATTGGCCGACCACAGGATCGGGGAGTCGGTCATCAGCTTCGAGTTCTGGTTGACCGCGCTTTGCAGGCGCTCGAAGTTCGCCCGTGCCTGGAGCCGCTCGATCATCGTGCCGGGCTGCGCCGCATCGAGCTTGCCTGCCTCCTGCTGCACATAGCGGGCCTGATCAGCAGGTGGCATGCGCACCACCTCCTGGACCTTCTCCTCGTTTTTCTGGAGCCCGGCGAACTCCGCCTCGTAGCTGGTGCCCTGAACCTCGGCGCCCAGCTCCGCCCAGTTCTGGGCGGAGAGCGGCATGGTGCTCGAGATCATCTCGCCCGCCTGGCGCATGGCCTGGCCCGCTTTCGCCTCGCGCTTATCGTGCTCGTGCTCGGCGCGGTTTTCGAGGATCAGCTGGTCATTGACCACGCTGCGCAGCAACTCATCGCGGCGCGCGGTCTTGAGGCGCCCGGCGTAGTAGCCGTCGGCGGCGCTCAGATCGTGCTGGAGCACTTTGAGCGCCCCCCAGTTGTCCTTCGCGAGCATGACGCGCTGATCGGCCTGGTTGAACCAGTTGGAGTCCTTCACGTCCGCAATCGCCTTGTCCACCTCAACGGCCGGGACGCCCGCCTTGATGGCGAGCGGGCGGAAGGCATCGGCCTGGGCGTTGATCGCCTCGATGTCGGCCCCGGGCATGCCGGCGAGCTTATCGAGGCGCTGCATGTTCCCGATGAACTGGTCCTTGAAGTCCTGGCGACGAGCGCCGTCCACCGCGGCGTCGACCTTGAAGCCCGCCGTGGCGATGCTGCGCACCAGGTACTTGTTCTGGTTCTCGGTCCCCACCGCGTCCAGGTTCGGGATGTTGGGCGGGGGGATCGCGGCGACCTGCTCGTTGAAGTGCTGCCGCGCCTCCTCGTAGGGGATCTCCCCATTGGCGATGCCCTGGCGCGTCTGCTCCGCGGCGCTCTCTACGGCGATCTGGTGATCGAGGCTCGCGTTGCTCGATTGCGCCCGCGCGAGGTTCACCGCCGCGATGTGATCCTTCTGCTGGCGCTCGTAGATGTCGGTCCCCAGAGTATCAAGGGACCGTCCGAGCTCCTCACCGGCCTGCGCCAGCACCTCACCGGACAGATCCCCCTGGAGCGCGAGCCGGCGCGCCGGCGCGGGGCTTGGGGCCTGCGGGGTGCCAAGTGCGGTGTAGTCGGGGATGTCCGCCATGGGTTAGGTCGCGGTGGCCGCGTCCCCTCCGTACTTGTCGAACCAGGACCCGCCGCCGCTGAAGATGCTGGAGACCGCCCCGAAATAACCGGCGGTCTGATCCGCCTTCCCGGTGGAGCGCAGGCTCGTCGCCTTGGAGCGCAGCTGGATGGCCTGATCCTCCCCCTCGTAGAGTTTCGTGAGGGCCTGGTACTCCCCAGCTCCCTCGATCTGGCCGCGTACCTTGACGGCGGACGGATCGGTCGAGGTGGCGCCGCTGGCGGCGAGCGAGGCCTTCGCGGCACTCGCCACCTGGTCCTTCCGCCGTCGCTCGATCAGCATGCCCTGGATGCTGCTCGCCACGGTCTGCCCGGCTTCCTGATCGAGCACGCCGGCGGAGTAGTCGGCTTCGGCCTTCTTGGCGTTGCCCGCCCCGATCTTGCTCAGCGCGGTGACGGCGGTCGCGGCGATCAGTGCGGTGGCACCCATTTACGCCCCTCCCTCAAGTGCGCTGCGCTCGGCAGAGCCCATGCGCGAGAGGTGCTTGGCCAGCGCGACGTCGCGATCGAGGCGCTTGGCGAGGATCAAATCCACGAGCTCGTAGCCGATCTTGAGCAGCAATCGGCTGTGATCGTGCTGCGCCTTGATGTGCTGGTACACCACCTGCACCCCTTCGGCCAGGAGGGCGAGGTGGGCAAAGTGGAGTAGGCGGTAGGCGAGCCACCCGCCGCGCCACCGAGGCTCGATGAATAGCACGTCCTGGACGGCCTGCAGGCTCCCGCGGTAGTGCCCGTTGTGATCGACCAGTATCGCCATGTAGCCCACCATCCGCCCATCGACCCGGGCGATGAAGGCACGCAGGTGCCCGCTCGCCTCGGCCCGCTCGTACTTCTCCCAGTCTACGTCGAGCGCAATATCCTGGAAGTGCGCGATCTCCCGGTAGTGCAGCTCGAGGAGCTGCTCGATCCCATCGGCGCGCACCTGCGCGAGGCTCTCGCGGGTGTAGGTGGCGCTTTTCATGCGCCGCACGAGCGGGGGGCCTGGCGGCTCGATCGGGGAGCGAAGGATGCTCGCAGGTGCGGCGCGCGGGTCCATGAGGGTGGGATCCATCAGCCCTCCGTGGCCATCTCAACGGCGAAGGCCAGCACCGTGCAGGGCCTTGGGGAAGCGGCCTGCAGGCACACCCGCGAGTCGGTCGACCAGACATCATCGAAGGCACTCATCTGGTAATCGTAGGTGTTGAGGATCGCATCGACGTCCGCGTAATTGGCCTCCCCGGGCTCCAGGCTCTGGGCCGATTGCAGCACCGGCAGGTCCACGAGCGGCAGGTCATCGAGGTGATCGAAGTCCGCGCCGGTCTGGATGCCCAGCGCGTGGGTGTTCTTCAGGATCAGGCCCAGCTTGTCAATGCGCTTGAGCTGGTTGAGCGGGGTACCCATGGCGGCCGCGAACGCCTGCTTCATCGACTGCCAGGGCGCGGTGTAGGGAATGCCGATGCAGGCATCAGTCACCTGGAAGGGCAGGCCGCTGATCTGCCCGCCGGCGCTCACCGTGAAGGTGCCCAGGTCCCGGCCCACCGTGTTGCCGTTCCCATCGATGTAGGGCACGGCGCTATTCCAGCCCCACACCGAGACCACCTGGCCGGCGAGGCTCGCCAGTCCCCCGATCGTCGTCACCGCGGCGCCCGAGTAGATGATGTGCGAGTCCAGGAGCCGCGCATCGGTCAGCCCCGTGCACTGGCTCTCCAGCGCCCACTTCTCGTGGTAGCGCACCGTCACCCCGAAGATCACGCGGCGCACGATGTAATAGACCTGATCCTCGCTCGAGCTCACCGCCGGGAGGATCGAGATGTCCTCCACGAACCCGTTGGGGCTCTCCCACTCCTGCCAGGCGAGCACGTTCTCGGCCGCATCGAGCACCAGGATCGCCACGCTCCCATCGCCTCGGCGGCAGTGCAATCGAGTGTCGGGCTTCCGCTGTACTGCAATCTGCACTACACCGGCCACATTGAGGCCGGGCACCAGGAGCGTGAGGTCCTCGGCCTTGTAGTCCTGGACGAAGTAGTCGATCTCCATCTTGAACACGCGCTCACCGCCGATCTGCACGAAGATCCCGAACTTGTCCAGGCGCAGCGCATCGACGTTATCGGACCCCTGGCTGCTCGAGGGGCGGATCACGAAGTTGGTGGTGGTGAGGGGCTCATCGAGGCTGGAGGAGCGACAGCTCATCTCCGCCGATGCGGTGCCCACCAGGAGCCGCTGGAGCGAGACTGCCCAGTAGATGTTCTCGATCGCCCCTTCCCCGATGCTGCGCGAGATTGGCGCGCTGGGCCCCAGCGTGTTGTCATCGAAGTTCTCGAAGTCATCTGACACTGAGCCGTAGATGGTGATCCCGAACCACCACAGGCGCCCCTCGTGGATCTTGACCGTCTGGGGCCATCCCCGGAAATCCGACCAGGCGCCTTCCGACCAGTCCGCGCTCTCGGTCGTGCCCCCGAGGGAGGCGAGCACGGAGGCTTGCGCGTGGGTGGAATCCGTGATGGAGCGGATCTTGACGATCCCGGTGATGGAACCGGCGCTGAAGGAAAGGGTACACACCGCAGTGCCCGAGGTGTACTGGCCCGCCTTGATGCCGAGGCGGTAGTACATGACCTGGTTGTCGAAGGTGTCGTTGTAGGCCGGGGTGAAGGCCGGCACCGTGGTGCTCGCCACATCCGACCAGGCGCCCGGCGCCCCCACGGACACCTGCAGCGTGACCGTCCCGACGAAGACGCCGGCGACCTGCCAGGCGAAGGCGCGCTGATCCCCGATGCCATCGACCCGGATCGGATCGGTGAAGGTGCTATCCGAGGAGATGCTGGCCGCGGTGTTCTGGCCGACCGAGGCGATGCGAAAGAGCGCGCCGGCCTGGGTGGGCTTAAAGAGCGGCTTGCTCGCCGTGACGGTGATGTCCCCTGAGAGCGCGCTCCCGGTGAGGGTGATGGGCGTCACATTGAGCACCCGGAACGGCCCGTCCGTGGGCTCGTACAGCACGATCGACCAGGAACGGAGCGAGCGGCGTTCAATCTTTCGCTGCTGGTAGCCTGGGACCGCGACGTAGGTCACATCAGCGGACTGGGCCGAGCGGATGTTGCCCAGGTCCGTGCTCAGCCAGGGGTTGGGGAGCTCGAGGATCCCGGCCCCCTCGATCGCCACCGATACCAGGTAGGCGGCCGGGATGTTCGGGTTCATAAAGCGGATCCACACCGAGCCGGTCACCGGGGTGAAGGTGAGGGAGTGTGTGCCCACGCCGAGAAAAGTTTCGTGGATCAGGGAGTCATCGCCCTGGGTGGTGCCACAGCGGAAGGTGATGGGCCCGCGGGTAATGACGATCCGGAGGGCATGCTCGATGCCGCTCTCGTTGATCGTGACCTGCTGGTCCAGGATCGCATTGTTGGTGCCCGTGCCCACGAGCTGGGCGAACCCGCCGGCATTCCAGGTGCTCGCCGCCCCGGTCTCGTCCGAATCCGTCCAGCCGGCCAGACTCCCCGCAAAGGTGCCGTTCGTGATCACGGCGGTGACGGCGGGCCGGGTGACCAGGGCATCGGAGATGAGCACGCGGATTGTGCCCTGCGTGACCTCGATGCGCGCCAGATCATCGTGGGAAAAGACGAAAGGCAGGGCCTTGGCCAGCAGATTGTTCTTGGTGCCCGTGAGGTACCCGAGTCCGGGCCGCAGGCTCATGCTGCCCAGGACCCTGCAGATCCAGTTCACCATGGTGAGCGCGGCCATCCGATAGCGCGTCAGATCAATGCGCGCGAGCCCCAGATCCGAGAGGATCCCGCGGTTGAAGGCCAGGGTGGCCTGGGTCTGCTGTGGCACTTGAGCAGGCCCCTTCTAGCCGATCAGCTGATTGCGGCTGCCCCGATCCCCACCCCAGGTGCGCCGGCCGCGCCTCGCCTGGCTCCAGGTGCCCACGGGCAGGAACTGCGTCGGATCCTCCATCGCATCGTTGCTCTTGGCGCGCTTCAAGGCCGCGTCCAGATCTTTCATCACATCGTCCTTCACCCGCTGGCTGTTGGTCAGCCGGGTCACGACCTTGCTGGCGAAGTACAGCTCCACGTAGCGCTGGAATCCATCGGGCCAAAGGGCGAGGTTCATGCCCCACTGCGGATCATCCGAGATCCAGCGCACGTAGATGATGTCGAGGTCACAGAACAGGTACCCCGCCTCGTCCATGTACCGAGTCAGCGGGACGTTGAAGAACTCGTCCTCGCACACCCCCGCCCAGCGGATCCAGTCGGCGGGGTGGTTGAACGCGCGCTTGAATCCGAAGGGCGGGGTGAAATCAGGGCTGTAGAGCCACTGCGCAGCGCGCATGGCAAACTTCCACAGGCCGTGGGAGAGGCAGGTGCGCACCGCACCGCGATCCCACACCCCATCGAGCTCCCGGCGGGTCTCCCGATTTTCGGTGGTGCTGAGTAGGCGACGGTCCCCTATCGCCCCCAGCGCCCCGTTGTAGATGCTCAGTCGGTCAGCCATGGTCGTTTCTCCCCTGTTAAAACCCCGGTTTTAACCGGGGTAGAAACAGGTGTCAGCGGAGGAGGGGATCGGCTTCAGGCAGCTTGACTGGTCCCGGCGATCGAGCGCCCGTAGTTCTCCAGCCACACGAAGGCATCGGCCTTGGTCTTGCACCCTTCCTTGAGGACCTTCCGGTCCACCTCGCGCACCACACGAAACTGGGAGTGCTTGCCGCCCCACTCCACCACGTGCCCGGCGAGCAGCGCGCTGGAGCCTTGCGGGGTGATGGCGGCCAGGTCGATCTTGCGCAGGAGCGCTACCTTGGCGAAGTTCAGACCCGCATCCTGCACCAGGTACTCGGCCCACCAGGTGCCATCATCGGCGTGGGCTTCGATCCGATCCATGACCCGAAACTCGCGCGCGTTGTGTGCCCAGTAGGCGGGATTGAGCAGATCTTCGGGGCTCGTGCCCACCTCGATGTCGCAGTCCCACACGTTGCGCTGGCTCTCGGCCAGGTGCTTGCGGGTGGGGTGCAGGGGCGGTGGGGCGGCTCGTTCTTTGGCCTCGGCCATGGGCGTCTCCTGGTGAGAAAAAAGGCCCGGGCTTGAAGCGCCGGGCCTTTAAGTTCCGTCAGCGAGCCAGTCTCTGTCAAGACTTAGGTGGCGGTGAGCGGGGTTCCATCGAGGGTTACGGAGTTGCCCGTGCCCAGCGATTGCACGAAGGCCAGCGACATCGTCGGCGTGGTGATGTCGAAGATCAGGACCGCGTCCCCGATACGCATGCCCAGGAGCTGTGCGTTCGAGAAGTAGTTCGCGGCCTTGACCGTCGCTATCGCGTCGGTCGAGGAGTAGCCCCACAGGTTTGGCGGTCCCTTGGTGGCTTCCGTGGTGTTGAAGTTGGCGATCGGGCCCCAGCTGAGCTTGACCGGCGGATTTGCTACTTGGTAAGCCATGATTGCAGTCCTCCGGTTAGCTCAGGGCCGAGCCGTCGTGGTTGACCAGCACGATACCGCTGTTCTGGAGAACAACGCTACCCATGTTGATCGTCGCACGTGCCCAGCTGTACGCCTGTTCCTCGTCGTAACCGACGGGGCTCTCCATGCCGGCAGAGTCGACCGCGTGGCCGATACCGCTCTTGTGGAAAGCAAAACAGGTCTCGGCCGCGGTTCCCCCACCGGGCAGGTTCGGGTGCACGATCCACAGTGCCCCGTACCACATATAGCTCTGGGGCTTGTCGCGCCAGGCCAGGTCCGCCCCTTCGCTCGGGGGCTTGTTGATGTACAGACGGGAGGCGAACTCCGTGATCTGCATCAGGTAGCCTTCGAACGCGGGGGTGATCAGGAACGTGATGTTCGAGTCCCAGGGGACTCCGGCGTTCCCGAGCTTCGTCTTCGCCTTGGCGACCAGTCCCAGCGAGGCGGTGACAGCCGCTCCCGTGTTGACCGAGCCGGTGGCGAGCGAGGTGATGATGTCGGAGTCAATCTTGCGATTGACGACCGTCATCGTGGTGGCCTGCATGATCGCGCGCTGGTTGCCCTGGCTCGCGAAGATGTTGAAGTTGGTCTTGCGGACCAGATCATGCCACTCGGCCAGCGTTGCGGACTGCTGGGCCAGGTTGTCGGCGCGGGCGGGAATGAGGCCGTTGACGCCGCGGGTCACAGCGATTGCGCCGCCGGTACCGGCTACCAGAAAGGTGGCCGTGTTGCCCTTGATCACGGCCTCCGTGGTGCACACGTCCCGCAGGAGGCTCTGGCGTTGCTCGAACTGAGCAATGAACTCCTGGCGGTACTGGGTTTGGAATGCGGTGTCCGACATGGACTACCCTCCTAAAAAAGGTGGCTTGAATGCCCACTTTCCGGGGTTCCTGTCGGGGCGTCCGGCGGGGTGACCTCTTTGGGGGAGGCGCCTCCGATCGCTCGTTCAGTGCCGTCCAGTTCGGCGCTGCTTCACACGGCGCCTCGCGAGCGCGAGGGGTGTCCGTGTGCGCCGGACCATAGCGCGGCGGCGCTCGGCGCGCAAGTGATTGACCCCACAGAATCCTCAGCCCGTGCCCGGCACCTTATCCTCAGTGAGCACGGTCCGGATGGGGGCGCGTTTGGATTTCCCCTTGCCGGCGTTGCGTAGCGAGGCGGCGATCGCCACGCGCGAGGGGTAGCCCGAGCGCTCCATCTCGGCGATGTTCGAGCCGATCACCGCCCTCGAGCTACCGGGAGCGAGGGGCATCAGCCGCGCAGCGTGCTCAGCGTCTGGGCCACCCGCGCGCGCTTCCCCAGGAGCCCTCCCTTGCTGGCGGCGGCGGAGAGCTTGGCAGCAGGGATTTTTTGACCCTCGGGGATTCCGAGCTGTCGGTGGAGCGCTCCTTTGTTGGAGCCGACCGCGTCCGCGATCCAGTGCTTGGCCATGGGGTGTACTTCCTACGCGGCGGCGCCGCGCTGCTTGAGGTTGGCTTGGGCATCGAGTAGATCCCTGTATTCCTTCTGCATCTTCTCGTCTTTCACGTAGGCCGAGTTGTTAGTGTGCATGAACTTCTCGATCTCCGCGATCCGCCCATCCACGTTGCCCATCGGCGTGCCCGCTCCCGCCCCTGGGATCACCGCTCCGAAGGGATTGATCTGGCGCGCCAGGTGGGCGAGCCACTTGACCGCGGCCGGCGTCCCCACGAAGGGCGTGCCATCGGGCATGCGCGAATTGAGCAGCGCCTCTCCGACCTCCTCCGGGGCGGTGGAGATCAGAGACAGGATGTTGTTGCGGTTCGCCTTGTACTCACTCCCCCACTCCGCGCGCAGCGCCTCCTCGGTGCTGCCGCGCAATGTCTCATCGGCTTCCAGGCGCTTCTCGATCACCTGGGCCTGCCAGTCCGTGACGAAGCGCAGGCCCTCCTGGACCGCGGCCGGTGGGGCGTTCACCTTGTGCATGCGCTCCACCAGCGCTGCGGCCATCGCTTGGTTGTGCCCCTCGACCTTCACATCGGCGGGCAAGTTCGCGAGGTACTCGGCCGCGGTGGCGGGGATCCCCTGCTCCTTGCGCCATTCAGCCAGCTGCTCAGCCGTGGCGTTGGCCGGGAGCGGGTTCTTGATCTCCCCGGCGCTGATGCGTGACTGGGCGGCAAAGAGCGCGTTGAGCGCATCGCTCGGGGAGGCGTAACGCTTCAGGGCGGCGAGCTTCTTCTCATCGGTGCCGGAGTAGGTCTCGCGCCAGTTCTCCGCCCAGGCGGCACCCGCCCCGGGCTTAGCCGCCCCATCACCGGCTCCGCCACCACCGCCCGCTGCGGCAGCAGCCGCTGCAGCTGCTGCCGCGGCGGCCGCTACGGCGGCAGCATCTGTGCCACCACCACCTCCGGCGCCGGCCCCAGCTCCTGCACCACCAGCGCCGCCAGCGCCGGCGCCAGCACCAGCACCGCCGCCCGCTGCGGCAGCAGCCGCTGCAGCTGCAGCCGCGGCGGCCGCTACGGCGGCAGCATCTGTGCCACCACCACCTCCGGCGCCGGCCCCAGCTCCTGCACCACCAGCGCCGCCAGCGCCGGCGCCAGCACCAGCACCGCCGCCCGCTCCGGCACCTGCTCCTGCCCCTTTGTCCTCAGCCATTCTCCCTCTCCCTCGGTTCCGGGGCGCTCCCCTGTTCGGTTTGCCGGCCGCGCAGCGCAGCCAGGTTCAGATTTGCGAACTTCACACATTGCAATCCCACGAAGCGCTTGCCTTCCGCGAACGCCGTATCGAGTGCGCTCGAGCTGCGATACGAAAGATCATACGTCGCGCAGAGGATCTCGACCAGAAAGCGGAACCCATTGCGCTGCTGCGCCTCGCTTGCCGTGCCGCAAGCGATCTGCTGGAGCGCCGAGGCGTCCTCGATCCGATACTCGGGCGGCTTCCAGGGCTCCGCTTTCGGAGTCCCTGGAGCCCTGCCGCGCTTGCCTGCACTGGCCACCTTACGGGGAGCGCAGCAGATCGATGCGGATCGAGTCCCACTGACAGGTGTCGGTGGCCACGGCGAGCTGCTCGAAGAAGACCAGGTTCACCGCCGCGCTCGTATCCACAGCACCCTCGTTCGGCGCGCCGGCGGTCACCACGTAGCCGCTGCCGGCCTCGTTGACCTGGGAGTTTTGCACCCCGCGGTTCCTGATCTCGTGATCGACCGGCTGGCTGATGTTGGTCGTATTCGAGGCGCCCGCAATGGTCGTGGACCCGAAGCCCATCTGCCCGAGCTTCGAGCCGGCGCTGTTGTTGTTGGTGAACAGCCCCTTCATCCGAATGGTGCCGTGAGCGCCCATCGAAGCGCCCGGGAGCGAGAGCACCAGCGCGGCCACATTGGCGCCCGTCACCTGGCTGACCGCACCGGGTCCGGTGGACACGAACGGGGTGGGGTTCGTCGGGATCGGGATCTGGTTACCCACGATGGTGGGTGAGGTCGCAAAGAGCTGGGCCGCGGTGGTCGAGGAGCAGATCCCGAAGTACGTCCCGGCCAGTGAGCCGGCAAAAATGTAGTTCGCCGGCACCACGAACCAGGCGGCCGGATAGGTCTGGCGGAGCGCCGTGATTCCCGAGAGCGCCCCGTTGTTGCCCATCGTCCCGCTCGAGGGAGAGATGAAGGGGATCGCGCACTGGAGCAGGCACTGGACAGCGGAGACCAGGTCCACCTGCGCGTCCAGGTTCGAGCCGTGGCCATAGAGGATCTTGCTGCCCGCCATGATCAGTTCGTGGTTCGGCCCCAGGCCGAGGAGCCGCCCCATGATATTGCGGAGGATTTGAGTAGGCATGAGCGCTCCTTACGAGATTCCGATCTCACCTTCACCCTGGATCGAGGCGGCCGTCGCGGTGCCCGCACCGCCGACCAGGAAGTCCGCGGCATCGAGGCGCAAGCGCCCGTACCAGTCGATGTAGCTATTGGCCGGGATACTGGTCGCCTGCCAGGCGAACTCCGTGCCCGCCGCGTTGCCACCGGTAGCGCCGATCCACAGG